GTGAGCGGGGAGTACCCGGCGGCCACCCTCCTCAAGAAGCAGTACCGCTCATGCGTCATGGGCCATACCCACATCTGGGACGTGGCCATCCGAAAGGGCAGGGAGAAGCTCTTCTCCTTGGTGGCCGGCTGCTATCTTGACCCCAACCAGAAAGAAGGCTATGCTGGTCCCGCCCAGGCCATGTGGACTTCCGGGGTCACACTACTTAAGGGTGTGGCCGGGGGGTTCCCGCATGACGGTTGGGAGTTCATCAGCACCCGGAAGCTGGAGCATACCTATGGCTAAGACACCCGCGTGGCAGCGCAAGGAGGGGAAGTCCGAGTCGGGCGGCCTCAACGCCAAGGGCAGGGCCAGCTACAATAGGGCCAACCCCGGCAAGCCCGGACTCAAGGCTCCGCAGCCTGAGGGGGGTCCCCGCCGGGATAGCTTCTGTGCCCGCATGAAAGGGATGAAGAAGAAGCTCACCAGCGCCAAGACGGCCAACGACCCCAACAGCAGGATCAACAAGTCCCTGCGGGCGTGGAACTGCTGATGGCTAAATCCACCCCCAAGAACCCCAAGCTGTGGGCTGCCACCAAGGCGGCGGCCCGTGAGAAGTTCGATGTGTACCCCAGTGCGTATGCCAATGCGTGGGCTGCCAAGGAGTACAAGAAGAAGGGCGGGACGTGGGGAGGCGCGGACAACCGCGTGAAGAAGAAGTGAAGGGCGGCCTGGGCAAGTGGTTCGGGGAGAAGTGGGTTGACGTGAAGACGGGCAAGGAGTGTGGCCGCAGCGGTGCCGAGAAGGGCAAGCGCGGCTACCCTGCCTGCCGGCCCGCCGCTGCTGCCGCCCGCATGACCCCCTCGCAGAAGGCTACCATGGCCGCCAAGAAGACCGGGCCCGCGCGCAAGAGTTGGCCGGTGAGTCCCTCTGGAAGGAAGAAGTGATGTTGCCCATCCTCAGTGCCCTGCTGCCCCTGCTGGGGACTGTGCTTGATCGCGTCATCCCTGACAAGGCTGCCGCCGAGAAAGCCAAGCTGGAGATGCAGGCCACCCTCCTTGAGGCTTCCCTTCGGGGGGACCTGGGGCAGATGGAGGTCAACAAGGTCGAGGCCGGGCACCAGAGCGTCTTCGTCTCAGGGTGGCGTCCTGCCATCGGTTGGGTGTGTGCGCTTGCGCTGGCCTACTCGTATATGCTAGTACCGCTGGCCGGATTCACTCTCTCCCTTGCGGGGCACCCCATTCCCAAGTGGCCGGTGCTGGATAACAACTTGTGGGAGTTGATGTTCGGCATGTTGGGTATGGGTGCCCTTCGCAGTTGGGACAAGGCGCAGGAGCGCAAGAAGTGAAGGACAACTTCGATAGGTGCCTCGCTGAGGTGCTGCGCCACGAGGGCGGGTGGGCCGACCATCCCCGCGACCCCGGCGGAGCCACGATGCAGGGCATCACCATTGCCACGTACTCCCATTGGCTGGGCCGCGAGGCCACCAAAGAGGAGTTGCGCAATATGCCGGCGGCGCACCGCGACGAGATCTATCGCAAGCGCTACTGGGACAAGGTGCGGGGAGATGAGTTGCCCAAGGGGGTGGACCTCTGCCTCTTCGACTACGCCGTCAATTCGGGACCCAAGCGGGCCATCGTGGCGGTGCAGGAGGCGCTGGCGGTGAACGCCGACGGGGCGCTGGGTCCCGTGACGATGGGTGCCATCCAGATGGCGACGCCCTCCGCGCTCATCCCATGGGTGTGCGAGTACCGGCTGGCCTTCCTCCAGAGGTTGCCCATCTGGGATACCTTTGGAAAGGGCTGGACCAAGCGCGTCAAGGATGTGCGGAGCGTGGCCCTGGAGATGGTGACGTGAAGAAGCTGGCCCTCCTCCTCACTCTGCTGCCGGGGGTGGCGTGGGCCAACTGCGGACCCGCTGACAAGGTAGCCCGCTATCTACTTGACAACTTCGGGGAGGTGCCGCAGGTTACCTTCCAGGCCCCCGAGATCACCTACACCTTCTATGCCGGTACCAAGAGTTGGACGCTGGTGGGTGTGAAGGGCGACGTGGCCTGCATCGTCACCGAAGGAAAGGCTTGGAAATTCAATGGCACACTTTAATCAATCGTGGGACCTGCCCCCGCTGCTTGGCTCCTGCTATATGTATGGACCGCTGAAAGACGACCCCACCCTCAAGGAAGTGAAGGAGCTTCTCCTCAAGATCCTTGAGAAGCTAGAGCGTCATGAAGGCGGGTGACCTCTACTATATCGAGTGGGTGGACGCTGCGACGCTGGGCGGCCATGAGTGGCGGGAGAAGAAGGAGATCGACTCTCTTGCCGCCCCCCACATTCGCACCGTGGGCTGGGTCCACAAGGTGACGGATACCAGCGTCCTTATCGTCAGTACCATGGACCTCCATGATACCAACGACCCCAGCTACTGGGGGGAGATGATGATTCCCCTTGGGTGCATCACCAAGAAGAGGAAGCTTAGGTGACGGAGCAGGAGATCGAGGAGTTGATGGTCGCCTGTCGAGGGCATCCCGCTCCCACCCAACTCTACTTCAAGATCCCCAAAGGAGTTTCACTCATGACCATCACGCGCGCCAACATCCCCGCCCAGATTTCGAGGCCGCCCATGAAGAAGAAGATGGCGCAGGGCAAGCCCAAGAACGTGGGCAAGATGGCCAAGAAGATGCTGAAGGAGATCAAGCGTGGCTGACATCGTGGACTTCAGGGCAAAGCCCATACCCGAGGGGATGCGCCCCGCCAAGGAGGGGGACACCGGCATGCCGGAGATTACCCAGGCCCTCGCGGAGTTGCAGAAGCTGGTGGCCGAGGGGAACCTGGAGGGATTCGTGGTGGTGGGGATGACGAAGGACAACGATTCCTTTGGAACCATCGCCGGCCTCATCTCCCCCGTGCATATGGCGGGGATACTGGAATCGGTGAAACTCCAGCTTCTCCTGGGTTAGTTGCCTTCGAGGTCCCGCAAGTGTTCTGCGATAACCTCTAGAAGCTGCACGATGTCCTCCAGGTGGGTGGGCTCCGCAGTGTTATCCTGCAGCCACTCGTCGAGGATCTCCAGCATTTCATTCAGCGCCATTGTATCTCTCCATACTCGAAGGGTTTGAGGGTAAGGATGTCCCACGGGTCGAGGGAGAAGGGCTCCCCGTCGTCGAGGTTCTTGTAGATCTGGCAGTAGGAGAGGGGACGCCCGGCGAAGATGTGCTGGAGGGCAACCCCGTAGACTTCGCGTAGCTTCTTCTCCACGTTGCGCTTCTGGGTGAGCTTCACCTCCACCACCACGACGGGACCCTTGGGGGGCACGACGATGATGTCGGGCTGGCACACCGCCTTGTCCCAGTAGATCCATTGGCCGTGGATGATGAAGGTGTCGAGGTTGCCCCCCTCAGCCAGGTGGCGCACCACCTTCTTCTCGTATAGGATGCCCTTGCGCTGGATGCGCGTATGCTTGTCCTTGGGGAGGTAGAGGGGCCTATGCCCCAGAGTTGGAGAGGACATCCAACACGGCTCCCACGATCTCTACGGGATTACCCTCCTTGTCGCGCAGGGCTGCTTCGCGCATCACGGAGAGGGGCACCCCATGCTGGAGGGCGAGGGATACGAGGGTGGCGGCGGTGCAGCAAATGGCATAGAGGTCCGTGCCCGCCCGGGGCCCCGAGATGAAGACCTCCCACACCTTCCCGCCGAGGGTGGAGTAGGAGAGGTGGTAGCGCTCCCCGTTGAAGAGGAGTTCCTCAACGGTGCTTTCGCGCCGGTTGGGCAAACGGAAACGTGAACTGGAGAGTGCTGCGGATGACATAGACGGTACCTTCCTTTTCGACCCAGACCTTGACTTCGTGGCCGCGCTTCCTCCAGTACGCCCGGATGGAAGAGGCTAGCCGCTCACTGTGGAATTTGCTGCCGAGGTAGTCAGGCCAGTCCATCCGGGTTGTCCTTCTTGCGCTTGCCCCAGTTCATCCCAGTTTGGGATTCCCACGGGATCGTCATCTCCCGAATGTTACCCCATATGTCCTTTACCTGCAAGGGAAATGTCAGCGCCTCCACGATGCGGGGCACCAGGGTGTCCTTGAGGTGCAGGGGGATCTGGCCGAAGGCAGCATCGTGGATGTTATTGAGGATCTGCACCTCCGGGAGGGTTTGGCGAATGGCGAGGAGGCCCCGCGCGGTCATGTCCCCCACGGTACTCTGGGGCACGTAGGCGATGGCCGCCCGAATGGTGGTGTCGTCGCGGGGGTTCTCCCAGAAGTTGCGGCGTCGGCCAAAGGGGGTGACTAGGTGGCGCTCCGTCTGTACCTGCTGGGCCACCCAGACCTGCCACTTCTTGAGGTTGGGGAAGGTGCGGAAATACTTGGATTGGAACTCCTCGATGAGCTTGGTCTCCACCTTGAGGACGCGCGCGATGGTGTAGGCGCTGCCCCCGTAATTCGAACCGTGGGCCGCCCTCTTGGCAATGTCGCGGTAGGACATCTCGCGGTAATATTTGCGGTCGGCTAACTCCCGGCGGGGCTCAAACCCGAAGACCATGGCGGCCACCATCGTGTGTACGTCCCCCGACTCGATGGCCTTGATGTAGTTCTCGTCCCCCGCCACGTAGCCGACGACGCGAGCCTCTGCCCCCTGCTGGTCGCAGTTGAAGAAGATGTGGCCGGGGTCGGGGATGAAGATGCGGCGGATGTAGTCGTCGATGTTCTGGAGATTGGAGCCCATCCCGAAGGGATGCTCGCTACTGGACCAGCGCCCGGTGTCGGTGCCGGCGAAGTTGAAGTTGGCATGCCAGCGCCCCGAGGGAGAGAGCTTCTTGGTGAGGGTCTCCACCGTCTTTTCGAGGTCGCGCATCTTCAGGAGGTGGGAGGTGACGGGCATGGCCCGCGAGTACTCCCGGTGCAGGCGCTCCAAGGCGTCGCGGTCGGTGGATACTTTCTTCTCGCCCTTCTTGGAGACGATAACCTGGGGGAGGAAGAGGCGGGTGTAGAGGAGATCTTGTAGCTGCAGGTAGCTGCGGGGGTTGAAGGTCTTACCCCACACCCCGGTGCAGAGGGCGTCGAAGTTCTGCTCGATGCGATCAAGACGCCCCTGGAGGTGGGCCACCATGCCGTCGCGCTTCTCGGTGTCAACGCGGATGCCCCGCTCCATCATTTCTAGGACGAGGGGAAGGAGGGAGCGCTCGAACTCGTAGGTGGGGGAGTGAGGCAGGGCGGCATCGACCTCCATGGTCATTAGGCCGTCGAGCCCATTATAGACCATCTGCTGGAGGGCAAGGTCCATTGAGGGCAGGTTGTCCGTCTCGATGATACGCAAGGTCGAACTCCAATGCGTGTGAGAGTTGGATGAGGAGGGTGAGGGCGTGGCTGCGCGCAAGGGGAATGCGGGTGAGGTTGCCGTCCACCACCACGTTGGCCGTCATGCCCTCCGAGGTGGAGGTGACGAAGAGGAGGGACGGCGGTTTGTACTCAATCATAGATGATCTTGCGGTTGATGGTGCGGCCCTCGTCCATCATGCGCTGGACGGCGCGGCGGAAGTAGTCGTAGTCGATTCCCAAGATGGCGCACATCCCCTTTAGCTCGGTGGGCTTGGAGGAGAAGATGATGTCGCGGGCCGACTTGCGATCCCGTGGCTTGGCATTGGGGTTGGTGGCGTCGTCCACGGCTTGCACGATGACGGCCAGCAACAGTTTCTTCTCGGGGGTGAGGGTCCGGTCGGTATCTTCGTGGGCAAGGTTGTATGCGAAGGAATCGAAGTCTGGATGGAGGAGGGAGTTGACGCGCTGCTTACTCATCCTTCTTGTTCCTGTCCTTTACCTTTCCGACGCGCATCAGCTTCCATGATTTCTCGTTGCAGTAGATGCTGCCCAGGAACCCGAGGGACTTGAGCCACTCGATCTCGTTGGAGTGGGACTTCAGCATCGTATCCTCTACGGGATATCGGATCTTCATACCCATCTCGATGAGATAGGTCAAGTCATACACGGCGTTGTGCGCCACTTTGCGCAGGGGGGAAGCCATCAGCTTCTGGACCCGCAGCCACATGGCCACTTCGGTTTCGAGATCCCAGAAGGATTCGGGGAACCAGATGGGCAGGACGTACACCTTGGTGGGCGAGGGGGCAAAGCAGATCATGGTGATCTGGCCCCGCGAGGTCTCGATGTCGAAGGCGAACTGCCCCTCCTTGAAGATGTCGGCCACGGCTGCATCCATGTCGGCCACGCTCTTCACGATGTGGATGCGTCGGCGGGGGAAGGTGCTGCGGGGCTTGAGGGATTCCTGCCACGCCTTGCGCATGTCCATGGCCACCACGGGCAGGAGGCCCTGCTGCTTGACGATGGCGCGGGGGTTGTGCGTGGGGATGACGCGGATGCCGTTGTCGTAGTAGAGGATGTTGCCCCGGTGGTCCGAGAGGTTCTCCCCCGTCAGGCACCACAAGGAGAAGTCACCCATGGCGAGGATGAGGTTGTGGCCCTTGGCCACCTCGCGCGCCTTCTGGTAGTGGGGGAGATACTTGCCCTTGAGGATGCCGGCTTTGTGGCGCGGGTTGCCGGCGTCATCCAGGGGGCAATCCTTCTTCTTGTGGAAGAAGTTGTTGGGATTGCCGTAGGGGGCAAGGTCGGGGAAGACTGTATGGATTTCGTGGGGGCCGAGGTCGGCATAGCGCGCGGCCATCTCGAAGAGGGCGGCGGGGTACCCGGAGAGGGGCTTGCCCTCCTTGAGATCCTGGATGCTGGGATAGTCGAGGAGGACAAGCATGGTATCTCCGGGGAATTAAGGTGGCGGTGAGCAGTACCCCCCATGATCCGACTGCGGTGCGAGGTACTGCCTTGCTGTTGTTGGACGCCGCCACTCGCCCTCAGTCACACACCGCAGCTAGGGTGGAAGAGGGGTGGTGGTGGAGACAGGTGCATCACGGCCCTGAGGTGCAGGGATGCATGTGTCTCCTTGAAGGACGCCACCACACGCCCTACGGGTTTACTTCAGCTACCCGTCGCCGCGAAGTCCACGACGTTGGTGTAGTCCTTGCCGTTGGACCCCTTGGTGGTGGCGTACACGATCACGGCTTCGAGGCCCACCATGTTCTCGAACTGCTCCTTCCACGCCACGCCGTCAGCGAGGGACGGATAGAGCTTCTTGAGGTTGCGCTTGGTGTACTTCTTGGCGGCGGGGGTGAAGTACATGCGGCCAGTGCGCAGCGGGCGGTTGAGTTCCACGCCGGTCATGTCCTGGCCGGAGAGGGCATCGCGCACCTTGAATTCGAGGACGACGTAGGGCTTGTCCTCGGCGGCGTCAAGCTGGTAGCCCGAGACGTAGGCCAGGTACTTGCCCGGCGGGATGTCGCGGATGTCCTCGATGTCGCCGGGGGTCGTGTTCCAAAAGTCCATTTTCGATTCTCCTTTACGATTCGATCTGCTTGAAGATGGCACCCAGATCGAATGGTGCCTCTGCCTGCACCCGGTGGGGTGCGCTGCATTTCAGGTAACCCATATCACGAGTGGTCTGCGTGTGCAAGACCGGCTTTCCATCTTTTCGCGAGGCGAGCCACACGTTGTTCATGTAGCGCGCGACGACGTTGGGAAGCTGCTGCCCCAAGAAGGAGGGGAAGGCACGCATGAGACCGCCGGTCTTCTTGTTCTCGATGAGGCGGATGTGGGCGATGAGGATGAGGTGGAAGTTGTAGCGGTCGCTGGTGAGGCGCGCCACCTGGTTCTCGAAGCGCTTGTTCATCACGCCCCACATCGACTGGTCGAAGCCCGCCTTGTCGTCGGAGATGCCGTTCTCCTTGAGGACCTGCGACATGCAGGTGTCGTTCCAGAAGGTGGCGCTGTCGACGACGAGCACGGTGTTGCTATCCCACGTGGTGAGATCACCGAGGTCCTCCTCTGGAAGCTTCCACTGGGTGGTGAGGGCAATGGACTTCTTCCACGAGTCGGGGTCCTTGGCGGGGATGCTGTAGTAGGAGACGTTGCTACCCTTGCCCTCCTGCAGGTAGGCGTTGAGGATGGCGAGGTTGTTGTCGAGGTCGAGGATGCGGACCTTGTAGTCCTTGTTGGCCAAGGTGGCCATGAGTCCGGTCTTCCCTGCCCCGGGGTCACCGAGGAGGAGAAGCTTCACTCGCTTCTGGTTTGGGTGGTTGAGGAAGGATGGCATGTCTGGCTCCAATCTATTTCATAATCGTAGGCCCAAGAGGACGACCCATCCGGGAGGATGATGTCGTAGATGCTACCTAGCAGGTCGTAGCCGTGGGGGTCAACAACTTTTATGGGGGTCCCGGCGGGGTGCGGGCCGAGGGGAGTCTTCAGTTTGTAATCTGCTGCCATAGCCACACACCAGCGAGGACGGGGAGGACGAGGGAAGCGCCGAGGGAGACGACGATGAGGATGGCCGCCGCCCAGGGGACGAGTTCGTCAATAGCTAGATACCACGCCCGCCTCGCGAAAGAGGTCGCGCGAGAGGAAAGCTTCCGCGCCCCATCGCGAAGCAAACTCGGAAGACATTGGAGATGATACCACACGGCGGATTCCTTTCGAGATGATGGAGAG